GGTGGTCTGACCCGACTGCATCTAAAATACAGTAATCGTGCGTAGACCCATGGTATTTCCATGGGCGTACGCGACGAGCCCAGAATTTAGGGCATAAACCCATCGTACAAGGCTGCGAAGTTGGTCGTAACGTAGGTATGGAGTTTTATCCATTCCTTCAGAAGGTCCGCTTCAGGTACCGCTTTACGCGGTGCAGCAACGACAACATGGATTGTCCCTGTGTAGGGAGTCTCCAGGTCGTCAGTGTCTTTCTTGGTAAAACCAAAAGAGACCAAGTGCCTATCGATGCCAGAGCTATTCTTAGCTAACTGGTGCGATATGCGAAGGGTGTTTGGTTCGACAAGGTCGGTCGCTGCGTCCCGATAAATCGCTTCACTTTCAGTGAGCGACATCAGGTTGTAGGACTTATCTGCCGTTCCATCGTTGATTACTGTCGGGTCTGTTGCCATTGGTGATACCTCCGTTAGTGCGAACACTAACAGCATTTACTTCCGGCGTCTTCTCCCGAAGGAGAGAGAGGTCAGTAGCGATGCTGAGAGCGCCAGCTGGTTTTGGCCATAATGGCCGGAATTAATGAAGGTTGCTCCGGAACTAGGTAGTTGTCGTTCACGCACGTACTTTTTGTGTGAGTGCGTTCCTACGTCGCAATATGCAGGCGCAGGTCCTAATCGAGCATTTGAAAGCTCGACCACCCCACTTGTGTCAATTTGACACTTGTAGGACACACAATAGTCCGTTACGGTTAGCTTAACTGGAAAGAGGGGCTTTTGAAAGCTCCGCTCAGTCCAATCGCCGACACGAAAAAACCAGTCGACGACAAAGCTAAAGGGAATCGCTTCCCAAAGCTGAGGAATGCCAAACCGTAGGCCTAGAGAGTCACGCAGGATATCCAATTTCTGCCCCATTGTTACTACATCGGGACAGTCATAGGTATAACGCATAGTTGCGTTCATCCTTGCGTTACGCGTATACGTCGAAATGCCCTTTACATAAGGACCTAACGACGTCTCCGCAACTCCCTCAGCATTTACCAATGTTTTGGTATAATGCCGGATTTGTGGTACACCACGCCGTTCCAAGAACTCGTTGATGCGTTCTGAGAACTCGGTAAGAATGGTATACAACTTCATGACATCGCCGATAAAAGGCTTAATCCCAAAGCTATAGGTAAGGTGTCCACCAGCGACTTCAAGTGCGACCGCTTTAAGCGCGTCGGCGCGAGATTTGCCGCGTAGACTCCTTATAAATTTCCTAAAGCCGAGAAGTGCCTTACCCCATTTAGCCCCAAGATAGATTATTTCCTTGAGGTCAAGAAGCTCTAACAAAAAGTTAGTAAGCTGTAAGTCGCCCTGAAAATCGGGCTTCATAGCAGCGAAAGCTTCTGCGTTAAAAGACGCAATGGTGGCTTTGTCGGGCTCGATCGAAGACATGTCGTTACTGCCGGTCCGGATAAAACCAGACCAGCTAACGCCATCATAGAACAAGTCCTCATCGGAGTCGAGATACCTATAACCAGTTACGGTATTAGGTATACTGTCCAGAATTTCGTGACGACAATTTTTAGAACGATAGTCGTCTCTGGGCCCGGTTTCATAACTGATGCGCTCAACGTTCGTATGTTGAGTCAC